ATAATCTACAAGCTGTTGCAGACCAGCACTAACGATCAGCCTGACAACTCGCCAACTTATTGGGAAGAATCTGCGCTAGCAAGTGACGCTAAGTTAAATTTTAACCATTACACAAAAGCTGGAACTGATGGAGCTATTTCTGGCGCCATTACTACAGCCACTAGCGGTCTTGCAAACCCTGACGGTAGCAACAGTACTGTAACCTTACAGCAGGCTATGACTACTCAGGCGGACGTTAATGACGGTCTGAAAGGTCAATACACGGTAAAGATTGATGCAGACGGACATGTAGCGGGATTTGGGCTGGCGAACACAAGCACCTCGGCAGGGGCGTCCACGAGTGAGTTTTTTATAAACGCAGATAAGTTTGCCATATTGCCCGCTCCCATGCCATTCACCTCAGCGCCAGAGCTGGTCGTCAACGGCACCTTTGCATCGAACGTAGATAACTGGACTGCCGTAGAGGGTTCAGTTTCATATTTAATTGGCATGGCATTGCTTATTGAAAATGACAACCAGCCTGCCTATGCGTACCAAGGCATCACTACTGAGATTGGAGAAACCTACAGGGTCACTGGAAATATAATAAACGGGAGCTGTGACGGAGCTATTTCTGTCTCAACTAGCGCCTCCCCATACAGCACTCTTGCCTCGAGCCCGACAGCCACAGGTAATGCATCTGTAGACTTTGAGTTCACCGCTGTAGGCACTACCACCTATGTAATCCTTGAGGCTAGAAACTCAAGTAGCGGAAACGCCCTCACCTTTGACAACATCTCGGTCAAACAGATTAGCACCCCCGAGTGGAGTTTTGGAACAGTTTACGCAGTAGGCGATCAGGTAAAGTACACCCCATCGGGAGGAACGGAGCACATCTATGTTGCAAAGATTGCCCATACAGCGGGCGCATCCAGCAATCCCACCGGCACCTATTACTGGAAGCAGATAGATGTTGTACCGTTTTCTGTACTGCGCGTACCCACTACCGTCAACGGGACAGTTGTTCCTGCGGGCGTGTATATAGATTCTGCACATATTAGCGACGGGTCTATTACTACAGCTCATATAGAGAATGCCACTATGGACATGGCTAACGTAACGGGCACACTGAGCGCAAATAAGATTGAAGGTGGGACAATAACAACAAGCCTGTTGAATCTAGATAGTAATGTGTTAACACAAAACATCAGCGGTGAGCTGATACTACAAACCGCTGATACCAACAATCAGGCTCGCGGCGTCAAGTTCGAAAACCTAAGTTATGACGCAGTGGGCGTTTTGGATATGGTACTTGCAGGCTACGTTGCCTGCGCTAACCAGACGGCGTCCTTTGCCAACTTTGAAAGCGCTTTACCTTATCATACCTACAGCAATGCGACGCTCCCTACTTTATTAGAAATGAACGTGCCCGCATCAGCCCTTAAGGAGAGTGGGAGCTACATTTTGGAGTTTGGCGCATCACCAATGGGTAGTTTTGGCGACACTGATCAGTGCGCGCTAGTGTACTCCGTTTACTACGACAGCTCTGGCGGCACAAACTACAGCGCCTTAGCCTACTACGGAGCTTCATCGCTAGGAATAGGGCATTTTGCCCCGCGCAACATCCATAAAAGCCTACATTTATATGACCATGTATCATATCAGTTTAGAACTTATGGCTATCTTAAAGGGGTGGATCTAATTAACGGTAACAGAGGGTTTGACAACAACTTTATGAAAATCATAAAACTTCACAAGACTACTTGATATGTATAGTGTTTATAACATTGAAACAGGCAAAATCAGGGCGCAGTTTAACGGCGAGTCTTTGGCTGTCGCCAACATTCATGATGGCGAAGCTTATACCGACGTGTTCTGCGATTTTAACAGTCACATTATTGTTGATGGCGAGGCTGTAGATGCGCCTCCAATTCCAGTTGACCCTCAAGCTGTTGCTAGGAGAATGCGAAAATACCTGCTAGACAGCTCTGATTGGACGCAGGTTTCAGATAACCAATTAACCGAAGAAGAGAAAGCGAATTGGGCAAGTTATAGGCAGGCTTTGAGAGACTTTCCGCAAACGGTGGTCGATGCGGGCGTCAGCACAGAAACAGAAATAGAAAATCTATTACCCCAGATGCCAAAAACTCTATAAAAATTAGGACTTTAGAGCGTTTTCAGGTATTATATAATAGCTACAACAAGCGACTTTTCGGTCGCTTATCACAAGGAAGCCTGCCAGTCATTGGTGAGGTCATCACAGCCACTCAAGATCCCTTCTTGAATACGGCTTTTTGAAAAACTAACAGCATTACATGGTGACATATGGCAGTTATTCGCCCCCCAGTTATGGAGGATCTCGAGCAACTGAACGAGTTAGGTCGTTGGTTCCAAGAGAACAGCGCTTATAAGAATTGCGGCTGGTCAGACAAAAAGTCTGCCTCCATTATCGCCAGCTCTATGCGCCCTCACTCTCCCTATTTTTTCAGAGTTGCAGAGGAGGACGGAGATATTCAGGGTATGTTTATCGGATTAGCAACCGAGTACTTCTTTTCCGAAAACAAAATAGCAATGGATCAGGTTGTTTGTTTTCACCCTGAAAAAAGAAAAAACGTAGGCAAGTTGCTGATCAAAATGTTTAGAGAATTTGAATCTTGGGCGAAAGAAAAAAACGCCCTCGAAGTATGTATAGGAGTCACTTCAGGTATAGCTGGAGATGGCTACCCAAAGTTAATCGAAAGACTTGGCTACAAACAAGTCGGATCATGTTTTAAAAGAGAGGTTTAATATGTGCGGAGGCGGTGGAGATGTTCGGGTAGATGAGCTTGAGAGCAAGCTGGCGCTTGCCGAGCAGGCGGCGATATCGCTACAGCGTTACGGTGACACGTTTGTTCCTTTAGAAAACGCCTTCATTCAAGACCAATACGACCGTTTTGACGGGAGTGCGTACAACGACGCAATGGGAAGAGCGGCTACGCAAGCTACATCTATCTACGAGGACGGTTTGGCAGATCTTAATCAAGGTGCCTTTAATCGCGGATACGATCCTACGTCAGGCGCATACCAATCCGAGTCAGGTGCCCTTAGAGCCGCACAGGCTAGAGGGGTTGGGCTAACCGCCGCAGGCGCAGGTATAAGTAACACCGACGCGGCGTATGAAGGCTTAGGTAATGTTATAGCGATGGGGCAAGGGCTTCAGACCAATACCATGACAGGCAACATTGATCGGCTTCAGTCTGGTTTAGACAGAGCAGAGGCACAAGCCGAGAGAGACTTCGCGCGATCAAGCTCCATCCAACAAATAGCTGGCACTGGCGCAGGCATGGTGACTAGCGGTTATGGTTTGGGAGGTAAAGTCTAATGGCTGGCGGTGGCGGTGGCGGATTTGGATTTTCCGCAAGACGATCTCAAGACGATTATCGTAATATGACGCCAGAAGAGTATGCGGCGTTCACCCGCTCGTCGCGGTGGCGAGGGCACCCTCGTTCTGGTTTCGGGAAGCTTTTCAACCGTAAGTTCCGCGATCAGGCTGAAGAACTGTACGGTGGATATGGCGACGAAAGGTATAACCGTTATCTCGACGCCCTGAATCCTGAAACGGCTTCGGCGGTGAATAACTTTTACAACGGCGGCGTAACCTCTGGAGGGATGGCAAACATGGATCCCAGTAATCCTTTGCGTGTACAGGGTGCAGATTATAACCCTTACTCCAATATAAACATAAACCGTTATGACCATCTCGATAAAAAAGAAAACCCAGCAGACAAACTCTATGCAGACCTGATACGGGCTCAAACAAAAGACTACTTAACCCGCTTTGCTCCCGTTGAACAGTGGATGGCAAACCAAATTACAAACACGGGCACCCGAGCCTTGGGCGGTGATTTGCAGAGAACGCGAGAATCGGTGCTCGGTGCCACCTCTAATGTTGAGGGTCAACAAAAGAGAGCAATGAGCCGCATGGGCTTGAATTACACCCCGCAATCAGCCGACAACCAGTCAACGGTGGGTACGCTAGTTGGCGGACTGAACGATACAAGAATGAGAGATGTGGATAGAAGGCAGGCAATGTTGTCTGGAAACCTTGGCGCTCTCTCACAAAAAGCGAGAGGTAATGTTTCATGACAATGTTAGCAGTCGGTAGAGGTCTGCGCGATTTAGCTCATCGCGGCATGTCTGCGGTGTCAAAGGCGGAGACTGTAGAGAATCAACAGCGCTTAGCTTTAGAAACAGCAAAGCAACAGCAAGAAAGCGCAACCTTGGGTACAGGCGCTGGTATTGGTGGACTGATTGGCGCGAACAAAATGATGGATGCCTCTAAGGCGGCTAACGCTGGCATTGATGGTATTAATGCCGCACTAGACGGATATGGCACAGCTAGCAGATCCTTTACTGGCGGCTTGGAATACACGCCTGTTGGCAAAGGAACCCTGACGGGTGATGCCGCTGTCAGTACCATGAAAAACACAGCGTTAGGTATTGATGGTCTAGCAACCCCAGCCGCTCCCGTTGAGGGCGTACTTGCCAATGCCACTCCTGCTGTTGTAGAGGGCGGAACCCTTTTGACGGAAGCAACCCCAGCAGTTGGGGAAGCATTAACGACAGTCGAAGGCGGCATAGTTGCGGCGGAAGGCGGCGGTTTTATGGCGAATCTCTCCACCATGGCAACACCAATAGCAATTGGTTTGGGTGTGGCTTTCCTACTAAATAAATTATTTGACTAGGTATTCGTAATGGCTTTGAACTCATACAGCGGATTCGCAGAAGGTTTCCATCAGGGCTTCGGTCTAATGGAGGGCGTCAAAGATCGCCGTCTAAAAGAAGATATGTTCGAACAGCAAAAAGAACAGCAGGGGCTAGATAATCTGCACAGAACAGGCGAGCTGGATTTCAGAAAGGTACAAGAAACCAACAATCAGAACTACCGCAAAGAAGACCTTGCTATGAAGAAGAGGGCGGCAGAAAACTCTGCCACTCTCGATGAGATAAAGGCGCTAACAGCTCAATTGAACGCCGAGGCGGCTGGCAGGAATGCACTAACGGCGCTGGAAAAGCAACAGCAACAAAATGACCCGAATTCTCTTGAGTACAAAAAACTCCAAGCCGAGATTGACTACAAAACGGCACAAACAAATCAACAGACCGAAGTCACTGAAACAGCGGCGGCAAACAGATCTGAATATGAAAACGCTGTCATTCTGGATAACTTGAGCAAACTTGTCGCTCAGGCGGACAGGCGCATCCTTACGGAAGGCGAAATGACAAAGGTCGCAGATTATGTTCAGGTACTAGATGGCGCTGGACGTTTTAATGTTAGTGATATCGTAGACCCCGCCACCAGAAGAGGGGTGGATCAGGTGAGGATCTTTATGCATGAACTCGCGCAAGGGCGGAGCCCTGAACTAACCCCAGCGCTGACGAACACCATGGGGCAGTTAATAGGGATTCCAAAATCCAAGAGTCGCGGCATGACGGTTGACCAGTCTTTTGTCAATGCACCTGACTGGCTGAAGAACAAGGGTTACAGGGTAGTGAACCAAGGCTTGCGTAGCGTCTCAATGAATCAAGATGGAACGCTGGGCGGAAACCTGTGGGTGCAAGTTGAAAACGCAGAAGGGGATACGCAGTTTTATTTCCCTCCATATACTGAGAGCCGAACGATAGGCGACACCACGGGATTAAACCTTACCTATGATGAGGCAATGCAGGCAATGTCAGGACAAGCATATATGATTAATTCGATAGCGCCACAGCTAGAAAAACCTGTTCGCGCCGCAAGAATTAAAGCTGAGTACGGCAAATCCACCGACCCCTCTGGTAGAAAATCCTTTGACGAGGCGGCTCAGAAAATGGCTGACTCTATCAGGATAGGTATTCAAGGGGGTGGTTCCGCACCAACGTGGCTTCAAAAGCTGGACGGCTCGTATGCCCCAGCGACCACCGCAGGGAAAACCCTAGATAAAGCGAAGTCGCTCGAAATAAGAAGTCATGTGGAGGATTACCTGTTATTTGGCGAGAGGAACCGCGAACCCAGCGGCACCAGTGTAGACGAGTGGGTTAATGAGACAAAACAGATGCTCACCAGTGCGCCAGCACCACAAGTATCTAACGCCAACTCTCTAGGCGAAATTGTTGGCGACAGGTGGAACGATCAAAACATTACAACGCTAAACGGCTTTTACGATGTGGATGATCAGGGGCAACTGTACATTCCCGATGAGAAGGCGCTTTTAGAACAGCTAGTCAAATTTAACTTCCTGTAAGGGCTCGCCATGCCAGCCAATAGCTTTAAGCCATACCAAAAAAGCGACTACTTCAATAACTTCTTAGAAGAAGAAGAGGTCGTCACGCCGCAAGATTCAACTCCTGCACCAACCGACGGTACTCCCCCGCCAGTGGAACCATTGGCGACTACACATGGGCAAGCCGTAGTGGGGACTTACGTCCCAGCGCGAGATCTTCCACCCGATCCCAACAGCAATTTCCAGAGAGGGTTGGAGACTGGGTTTCACCAAACAAAAGCATTGCTTGGTGGCGGACTAAGGGGTTGGCTGGGATCCATGCTAGGCAATACCGAGCACGGGGAGATTGGAGCACCGCTTGCCGCCGCCTTGAAAGAGGATGGATCCATTGACCCCGTAGCTTTGGCGGCTACCCATCTACTAACCCCCTCCTTTGTCTATTCGGACACAGCACAAGAAGGCGCTCAAAAGACGGCGAAGCGATGGGTAAGCGAAGGGATAGAGTACTACAGTCAGGAAATGGCTAAAGCTGAGCAGTTTGCAGGCGACGTTCCGACGGTTGAAGATATAAGCAGTCTTGCAGACTTTGGGGCTTGGTCAGCTCATGCCTTAGGCACCTTGGCGCCTGACCTTCTCGGCATGTTTGGAACAGGAGCTATAGCCAAAAAGGGGGTCGAGGAAGCCGCAAGAAAATCCGTGGAAAAACTATCCCAAAAGTATGTCAAGCAAGGCAGAAACGAGCTTATAGAGCAAGGTGTTAAAAAAGAAACTGCTGACAAAATAGCCAACGATGTAGCGGGGCAGTTTGTAGACGCTAAGTTAAAACAACTTGGCAGGCGTGGTATGGGTGCTGGGATGTTCACCTACGGCTCAGCGCTTGGGACTGCTAGCACTTTTCCCCGAATCTTGGAAGAGACTGGCGTAGAGGCGCCGTGGACATCACTGGGCTCGGGAACAATACAGGGCGCTCTAAACCTGCTCCCCTCCATGACAGCTTTAAAGAAGTTCTTACCCAAAAACAAACTGGATGAGGTGCAGGAATTCATTTCAGGACAGGTGCTAAACAAGGGTAAGTGGGCTAAGCAATTCCTGAAAGACGTGTTCACTATAGGCGGGTTGGAGATGACGACTGAGGCTCTCCAGTTTATCGTCGAGGAGGAAACCATATCGTGGGTCAATAACAACTTCACTGAAAACCAAAAAAGAGAATACTTCGATTATCTCACGAACGAGAGAAAGCGTAGCGGCTTAATTAATAATGCGGCGGTAGGCTTCTTAGCTGGTAATACCATGGGCTTTGGTGGCGCTACCTACAAGAAGCTCACAGGCAGATATGACAGTGAAGCGGCGGGAGATTCAGCTAAAGTAGTAGAAGGTAAGGTGGTTGAAGATACAGTAATAACAGGGATTCTTGGTCATTTTAATAAATACCGTACTGATCGTATTCAAAAATTTATTAGAAATGAATTTGAGATGCGAGGGCTAATAGCGCAGGGAGTGCCCGCTCGTGTCCCCGACCCAGTGAATGACAGACCCATAGATCCTATGACGGGTGCATTGGCAGTCGCGTGGGATGAGAACGGGGCACTAAATCCAGAAACAAATGCACCGTACCGCCTAGAAGATCTGGACGTACCAGTAGGCGACATTCAGTTTGATGGCTTGCCGCCAGAAAAAATACCTAGCAGGTATGTTCATCGGGCAGACGCCGCTTCGCCAGTTAATGTCGCAGGCAGTAACCAAGCTCCAACCCAACAACCTGCTGTAACCGAACAGGTTACTGAACAACCAGCCCATAAGCCAGTAGGCACTAATAAAGATGAAACCACTGTTTATTATCATGGCTCTAATAAAGATTTTGATGCTTTTGATACCTCAGCAGAACGTGTAAACAACACGATGAATGTTCGGGGGGTTTACCTGTATGGTGAGGCTCGAAAAGGTAGTGCTAAAAACTTTGGGGAAAACACATACACAGTTATATCTAAGAAAGGTTTAAAAACTTTTAATAGGCAGGGTGAAAACAAATTAAGCCCTGAGATGATTGAGCAACATAAGATAGAGCTTGAGAACGCAGGGTATGGTAGAGGCGGTCAAGAAGAGTTAGATGAGTACGCTACAAGTTTTGAAAAATGGAGCAACATTGACGGAGAGGCAAAGGCTAGAGTTTTAAAGGCTGGGGGCTATGAGAAATATATAGATGGGGATGAGATTGTAATCCTTGATGCCAACAACGTAAAAATTATAGATAAAAACGGAAACCCCGTTGGTAATAAAGTCCAACCAGAGTCTCCTGAAGGTCGCTTAAAGTCCACATTACAGGACGACATTGTTGATGATTTCCCTTTCGCGCCCTCGTTTGGCATTCGTCAGGTGCCAGAAGGCAACCGAGAATACGGCAACGATCATCGATGGGATGCAGACCTAAGTGAAGCCTCGAAACCAGTGCAGGATCAGTTGGTCGAACTGTCCGTTGCGGCTAATACCGCTGAAGCACAAGACCCTAATAATACTGACGTTGTGGTTGAAGCTGTGGATCAGGACGATCTTGAGAGGGTGTTCGATAGAAACGAAACACTCAAGATCGGAACCGATTCGAAGCCAAATGGTAAGAGCATGCCGACAATTGAAGAGGCATATGGCGATAAGGCTACCGATGCCACCACTACAGTTGCAGGCGTCATGGTGGATATGTCTGCTCAAGGAGTGCCGCACAAATTCATTGATGCGGTTACTGGAGTTTATGTACATACAGACAAAGACGTGGATGCTCCCGCATTAACTGGCAAAGGTAGTCAAGGAATATCTGTTAACACCAAGCTTGTTGACGGCGCAATGACCGAACAAGATCAGTTGAGTGAGCTGGCATGGACAATGACCCATGAGGTTTACCACGCGGCTGACTATGCGTATGGTCTCAGCGATAAAGATGATAGGTTCGGTATCACCATTGAAGAGGATGCAGATCAACCCTCTGTAGTGATGGGCGATATCATGGAAGAGATCTACGACAACTGGGAAAGTGGAACGCCGCTAGGTAAGCGTTTCGACTATCCGTTTAACGATTTAAAACATGATATTATTGATCTTGAGCAAGACAATCAAAGTCTAAATGACACATACAGAGAAGAGGTCTTTGCTCAGCTTGGAGCCCTGTTTCACAGTAACCCAAAACAGCTTCAAGAATTTGCTCCACAAGCGTATAATTTCATAAAAGGAATACGCGACAATAATTTACAGACCGTACAGGCAGAGGTACAAGATGAACCGTCGAGTAGTATCAGCCCCGAAAACACCTCCCAACCTACAGGCATATCAGGACAAGTTCGGGCACCGCCAGAGCCCAGAAGCGTCGAGGTCGTACAACCTGAGCCAGTTAGATCAGATGGCGAAGGAAGCGCTACAGAAGGGCGAGCCGATACCCCAATGGAGGGATCGAAGCAAGACAAGAGTGGGGAACGTGAACGATCAGAGGTACAAGAATCTGTCGTAAGCGAAGAGCCACGCACCGAAGTTACTCTAAAACCGCACAGCAAAAAACCACGATTCAAGAAGGCTGAGAATTACGAAGACACAGGGGAGTACATTGTTTCCTTCCCTGACGGCGACAGATACCGCGTCTACTATGATGACTATGCCGCAGAGGCTGGTGACCCTACTGAGCTAGAGTCACTAGATGGCAAGGTCGAATATTTAGGCGAGACCAAAAATGATGCCCTTGAAAGCATCATGGAACATCGCGCAATATTAATTGAGGCGGGAGAAAAATCATATAACACCCCACTAGATCCTGTTGTAAGCAAAGACACTGTTACAGATGCATGGTCGTTTATAGCGGACAAAGAGGGTGCGACAGAGAAAGAGCTTCGCAAGAAGTTCAAGCGTCTAGAAGACAACCAGTTCGAGAACCTTAAAGAACAACTGCTTGACCCAGAGGTAGAGGCTGAAGACTTAGTCGTTATGAATGACGGTAAGTTCATTCAGCAAGACATCCTTAACGAGATTGAGCAGGAACAAGAAGCCAAGCTAGTAGAGCAGGAACTTGGTCAGATAGAAGACGATTCAGATATCTATGACCTCACCGACGATGATCTGTCTGATCTCGATGACATGGGCTTTATCAAGAATGAATCAAAAAGTCTTATCGAGCAGGCTGATCGACTGCTCGAGGTAGACCCGAGCTATAACCAAGCCAAGGTGCGCTCGCTATCCAAGCTTCAAGATCGAATACCGCTTGACGAAAGGATTGCTGGCGAATACACGCAAGGCGAACCGCTAGCGCCGATCTCAGGCGGCAGATTCTCTGATCTAAACCTTTCCAATCTGGGTGCAGGGATGAGCATGTCGCAGGCAGAACTGGATGCCATCCTCGATCAAGCTATTACCCTGACGGATACTGACGCTAAAGGACGTGTTGGCAACCTAGCACGACAGACAGTTGAGCGTTTGGGGGTTAACGCAAATACGGCACCGTTTTGGGATGGGGCGTTACGACTATCGGATAACGCTAGATACTGGTACGAGGTATCAGCCGAAGGTATGCGAGATGTTCTGCCTGATTTATCGGATGCAGAAATAAAGCAATTTATATCTGTGGTTGCGGCAACATCCCCTGTAGCAAATCCTTACGTCAATATGCACAGGACTGTCGCGAGTTACGCTAACTATTTGCAAGGCAAGCCAATAGATAACGATCTTGTTATCCAGAAAAGCGTAACGGATGCCCTTAAAACCTCTGACCTAGAGGGTCTGAAAACAGGATCATTTGGCGGGACGATGCAGTTGGTTTTAGGGTTAGCCAAGCCAACGCTATCTACAAACGACCGTCAGGTTGCGACGACATTCAATACGGATGGCGAGTCTATTGGCAAGAACCCAGAATTGTATGAGGTAATGTCGCGATTCTATATTGGGCTTAGAGATAAACTCAATGCTACCTTACCTGAAGGGGCGCAACCTTATGAAACATGGCAGTTGCAGGCGCTAGGATGGGTTGAACAGCGCTTTAAAAACGAGTTTGTAAACGCCAAGATAGCAGAAGGAATGACCGAGGCGGCGGCTCTCCGCTCTTACGAGTCTGCATCCCCTGAAGAGGTGTCAGGCGGGTTAAATGATGTTGACGACTATAGTATGTCCTTATTGCGTCGAGATGATTCAGGTCGTCGAGACCGAAAGGGTGCAATACAAGTACTTGAAGAAGCAGGTATCAATGTTCCTCAGGACAAAATCACCAGAGATATACTGCTCAACCCTAAGGTTCCTGCCGCGCTAAGCCCGACAACGGCAAGCTTTCGAGAAAAAAGAATCATCTCAGCAGAAATTAATACCCTTCGCAATGAGGTGGGTGAAAAAGCGAGGGCAGTTTTTGATGCGGCGATTGCTCAAGACAATCAAAAAGTTGCTGATGAATATCATGCTATCTTCGCGACCCTGTTAAACAAAGCTTCTCAAGGTGAGGCAAACCCCTTTACGGCGTACTTTAAGGCACTTGGTTTAAGCAAGGTAGAAGCCAAGCCTACTAGGGTGGCAACGCCAACAGGCGGCACTCCATTTGCAGTTGGAGGGTCATATCAAGGGGATGTGTCACCAAACATTAGAGTGCCTGTTCCCGTTTCGGTTACTGCTGAACAGCTAAATGTTTTAATGACCTCGCTGGCAAAACAGTGGGATCAAGATGCCATTCCCGCATCCCATATTATGGATATGGCAGAGGGCTTGCGGGGCGGATATACAGAAACCAGTCAGGTGTTTGTTGAAACCTTGGACGCCCTTTCCAGAGAGCAAGTAGAAGCCTTTGCTAATGCACTGCCCAAAGGGTCTGATATCAATTATACGCGCTACCCCAACGGCTATGAGTTTAATGTTATTGCATTTGATCAAGGGGGTAATCCCGTAACGCCAGATATGAATGAGGTAGCCTTGTCGGCTGAAGCTATGCAGGATAAGACTGGCGGTAGCATAATAGACTTCCATGTTAAAGACGCTCAGTGGCAATCAGCGGGTTACTCTACAATCGAAAACTATAATGAGGTTTTTGCATCGTTTAAAGAATCTTTGTATAATAAAAAGGCAAGACAGTTAATCGGAAAAGTCCAGAGGAAGCACAATGGAAAACTCAGAGACCTTACAAAAAAGCAAATTGTCGCAGAACTCAAGCGGAAGAATAAAAGCGAAAATTTATCGCGGCAGGGAAACGCGAGAATTCAACGAGCGCATGGGTCTATCAAACAGCTCCTTAGTGATTTCAAACAAGCTGAAGGCATCGCCAAAAGCTTAGCTAAGACTCGCGACACCAAACTAAAACTATTCACCGAAAAGAACGCCAAGAAGCTTGGGGTTGATACTCCGAGCTTCATTAAAAAGAAACAAAACCAAGAATCCCTATCCACAAAAGAAGACTATACCCCCCAATATGCGCGGGATTGGGCTATCGATATTTGGGGCAAGGAGACGGGACTTTCTCCAAGAGAGATAGATGCGCTAGCCGAGACAGGTGACTACCAGCGTGGCGATCCTGAAGTCTTGATGGTGGAAGCACAGCAGGCGCTGGGTAGCGGCGTCAAAAGCTTTGTTCTGGAGCATTTAGGCGACTTGGTGAACAGAATGTCTGCAATGCATTCTGTAGAGTTTGCCGTAGATGAAAGTTTAGACAAGATAGATAAGGTGCTACGAACACTAGAGCACCCGTATGGTCACGATAAAGAGGCTGGCGAGAATCTGGTTGATAGCGCAAGCTTTTTCAAGGTTCCTTTAGAAGAGTATCGAGCGAAAGCTGACAAGGCTGTTGCTAGGTATACAGAGGCTCACAAAAGCATTCCTGTGTACACAGAAGTACACGCCATGGCAAACGAAGCCACTATTGCTTATGGTGAGGGTAACACACAGAAATCTATTGAGCTGTTAAAAGATCTTCGCGAACGCATAGATACTGAAGATAAATTTAAGCAAGAAGTTTCCCGTATTGATTTAAATATGAAGACTTTTGCTCAGCGAGAGGACTCTCTGAAAGCTCATTCCCCAAAAGAAGATTATGAGCTGTCCCAACTGTCTGCCAAAAAGTTTAAACGCTACGGCTCACGCCATCCACTTAGAGAACTGCGTAGAGAAATCGCCGCAAAGAGGGAGAAAAGAAGGCTTCTTAGCCTTCAAAAGCGCGACCCTTTAAGTGACTCTGTAAGCTTCCGCCTTGATGACAAGCGGCGGAAGGTGAAGTACCAAGAGCAAAAAATAAAAGACCAAGAGTGGAAAGCTAGGATTTTAGACAACCCAAATACCAAGTTTTGGACAAAGACTGATCTTGCTTTAATCAACAGGGAGCTTGATTATGGGCGTGAATACTCTAACCATGCACTTAGAATTGAAAAAGCAAACCTAAAAGGGTTGGTCAGCGCACTTAAAAAAACAGGATGGGAGGTTGCCTACACAAGCAAACATAACAACTTAGTGTCTAGCTACTATATGACCAAAGACGGTGTCGAAGTAAGGGTTTCTGACCACGAGCTACCAAACACACCTATGAGAGAGCATAACCGCTCACAAGGCTTTGGCGGCACATGGAGCCACGAAGTAATAGTAAGCAACCGTACATCTATTGCTGAACAGCTTGCTGAAATCGCACAGTTCACTATTATTGACGCAGACACCCCCAGCTTTATTAAAAAGAAACAAAACAACGCCAAGAACAACACTCTTGATGATGGCTCTCCTTCTACTTTTCAGTTCACTTTCAATGATGAGATTGATTCACAACTAACGCTTTTCAAGCGTCTCACAAGTGAGCGAAACATCAAGTCCAAAAAGCTGTTCAAAAGCATTGCAGATCGTTACGCGACATTGCAGGATTTTGAGGATCAGGCGGCTGAGCACTTAGGCGTGGGGCGTTTGCCTGCGGCACTATCTCCTCGTGATCAGGAGAACCTGTCTCACGGTCGAATCCAAAAGGATATCGATGAATTTCATCAGAACTACGTTGATCCGATTGGCGACCTCATGGCTGATCTGGGTTATGAGCTTGATGCGGTTGAGACCTACCTGATAGCGAAACACGCGGAAGAGCGTAACGATGCCATTGCTGAAAAGGTTAAGGCGCAAAGAGAAAAGAATATTCTCAGAGAAGAACGCGCTATTGAACGCCTTCTGGAAGACGTTGGTTCGGATCACTCGGTAGCAATTGCAACGCATACAAACAAAATCAATCAGTACAAGAACGATCCACTTGAGTTTCAAGATACTGGTTCAGGCATGACCTATGACGAAGCCAAGGCAATCTTAGATTTGGCAGAGCAAGAAGGCACCAAGAAGGATTTGGAGCTTATCGCAAGCAAGGTCTACGAGATGCATGACTGGGCTCGCCAAAGAATGGTTGAGGCAGGGCTACTGGATAAAGTAACCAAGGAAGACTGGGAAGAAAGGTTTAAGTACTACGTTCCTCTAAAAGGCTTCGCGGCTGAACTTAACATGAATGGGAATAAGTACGTTAGGGGCGCAAAGAGCAGGGGCTTTTCTATCATTGGTCGCGAGAGCATGAAGGCGAAAGGTCGATCTACCTTGCCGTACAGCCCGCTGATTCAGTCGTTTGAGGATATCCAGAAAAAAATTGTACGGGCGAGAAAAAATGAATACGCCCAAGTCCTATTAGATCTGTTAAGTGAACTAGGGCTCAGCGACTCGTATACCATATACAATAACAACTTCCGCCCCATGAAGGACGACGATCATCTCACGATGCTAACACTCGACGAGATGAGATCCAAAATGCGTAAAGACAATAACGCGCCCAAGTACGTCGAGGTAAAGAAGGGCGGACAGACATTCATGGTTGAATTTGAAAGTGCTCCATTAAATGACGCGCTACAAAACATGAGTGTGCCTATGCTGAATCATGCTAATGATTCAATGGGCAACTACATAAGGGGTTTAACAAGGTTCCAGACCTTTAGGCGCAACATGCTCATCAACTACAACCCGTCTTGGGGGATAGTGAACCCGTTGCGGGATATACAGACAGGATTGATCTATGCGCTAGGCGAGATGGATAAGGTAGGTAGTCGTGTACAGGGTGAAAACATCTTAAAGAAAATGACAACCGATTACCCGATTGCCGTGCGTACCCTGTATCGGCACTATCGCGGTAAAGATGTCGCAGAGAAGGTGGGCGAGGAGTGGGCGCAGTATATGCGCGAGTATGTAGAGGACGGTGCCCCTACTGGTCTAATGCTTATCCGTGACTCTGATGAAGAGATGCGAATCCTTAAAAGGAAGATCAAGCGAGGCGGCTTAACCAAAGAAACGCTGAAATTGATGGGCAAATGGGTTGAAGACGCCAACATCACAATGGAGAACTCGATTCGCCTGACAGCTTATGTCAACGCAAGGCGAGTGGGAACGCCCAGAGAGGATGCCGCAACGCTGGCTAAAGATCTGACGGTTAACTTCAATCGCAAAGGGGAAGATACGGCGGTCTTTAACGCACACTTCCTGTTCTTTAACGCCGCTGTTCAGGGTGATGTGAATATTGTCCAAACGCTCGGGCATGGCAAACAGAACGAGGGGAAGACAGGCGCTCAGCGCAAACGCGAACGAATAGCACAGGCGGCAACTGGTGCTCGCAAGGTCGCTGGGGCGCTCGTGGCATTCAACGCGATGATCGCCGCCATGAACATACTCTTCTCAGATGATGATGATGATGATGAGATCACCTACGCAGATATTCCAGAACACGCAAAGAATAGGGCGCTCTTATTTAAAGGCGGTGCGGACGAAGGCTTTGCCCTGCAATTGCCATACGGTTACAACTTCTTCGCTAACATTGGTCGCCTTAGTGCGGAGATGGCGTTCGGGGTAAACACCCCTGAGGAATCTGCTTATTACCTTTGGGAGAACTTCATGCTGAACTTTGTGCCCGTTCACCACTCGTCGGGTGATACATGGGAACAGCAGTTACGGGGAGTTTATCCAGACATAATGGAAGTGCATCTTGATTTAATGGCAAACAAGAACTTCTTTGGTAGTGATATCTATCTCGAGCAGAACCCTTTATTTGTTCAGAAGTCTAAAGCGCACATGGCAAGGCGCTCTACTGACCAGATTTACAAATCGACGGCTCAGTTCCTAAACGATGCTACAGGGGGTGACAAGTACGAGGACGGTTGGCTCTCGATCAGCCCTGATAAGACTGCCTATATCATGGAGTATTTCTTGGGCGGAGTGGGCAGGTTCTTAACGCAATCCGCAGATGTGGTTGGGAAGATGATGACTGACGAAGAGGTACGCATGCAGGACTTACCCGCAGTTGGTGTGTTCTTTGAAAACGCATCCGACTATAAAGATCGCTTCGAGTTCTATGACAGTGTGCAATACGTTCAGCAGGTTGAGTACCGCATCAAAGATTCGGCAGGTGACCCCAAGGAGCTGGAAAGGATTGTAAATGAGTACGCCCCATTCCTCCCATTCTTGAGCACTACGGTTGGGGGTGGTGGCTTCCAGACCTTTATCCGTAAAGAGCTGAATACAATCGGACAGGCTAGAAAGCGCATTGAGGATACTGCCGTGCCGTTAATGCTGGAAGAGCAGAAGAGGCAAAACCTTGAAAAGCTGTTGAAGAGAGAGAATCGCCTGTTCGATGACTACAACAAGATGTTCCGTAAGGCGATGAAAAAGATGTAATTACATCACTCAGTAATCACATCTAGGTCAGTTTCCACCCACACCCTTGCCCCGCAGGACAAAGGTTTTTCAGGTGAATAAACCACACGGCAAACAACCTCGCCATCCTTAACAATCTTCGCGGTGTTGGTTTTACGGTTCTGCTTATAGTCCTTAACCGTGATTACGGGCAGGTCAGAACCTTTGGCGTTGGCTTTAATGTTGTGCTGATTGACGTGAATTCGAGTCTTCATTATCAATAAGCAAGACACAGAATAATGGTTACCAGAATCCACAATGCAACATGTTTATTCCGAAGGGTGTAGTTTCCATCGTTAAAGTATCCTGAAATGCGCTCACCGATACCCTTAACACTCGCTCTAGTTTCTTTGATTTTCTTATCTGCAAATTGATTAATATCTTTGATTAGTTTTTCTATTCTTGACATGATTCTACCCTTTAATTTTATGTTAAGGTTCTGGTCATCAATTTAAGGTACTCTGCTTGCGAGTCACTTCTAAGTCATTGATTTATAAGGAATCGTATGCCAAGGTCTTGCCAAGGTACAGGTCGCGAGTTCGAACCTCGTTTCCCGCTCCAATTTTATTTGGCAATAAAATCAAGCACTTACATACGATTTTTTTTGTTGCAAACCGCAACCTTAAACAGGTTCTGGCGATACTGTATGAAAAAACAGTGCCTATACAAAGGTACTGGTCTTCACCCCTGTTTGCGGAAAGGTATTGGTCTTTACCGCTTTGGACTTTACAAATCACTTCGTAAAAGTCCATTGATATTCTCAGACGACTCTTTCTTAAACTTCATCGACAGATGAGCATATCGTTTCATCGAGCGCTCGTTTTTCCAATTACCCAAGTCTTGCAGGGCTGATTCGCTCGTTCCACTCTGCAAGTGCCAGCTTGCAAATGTATGTCTCAATGTATGAAACACCACTGAATCTGGCAGTCCTGCATTGCGACACGCTTTACGCCATGGTCTACCTGTTACGGCTTTACAATCAGCGTACGGCTTCCCGTTCGCATCTCGCCGCTTACTCTCCTTGGCAAACACATAATCAACCTTGCCTTTCAGGTAAGGATAGCGATCCTCGAGCTGATGGCAAAAGGCACGGCGCCTTCGTAATACGCGCTGAGCATCCTTGGTCAGCGGGATCAGTGCAGGCTTCCCATTCTTGGAGTCTTCCGCCTTAACGTGCAAGGCAGAAAGATCCTCCGCGATTTGATCCCATCGCAACAGGCGAACATTGCTGTTTCTCAGCCCTGTGTTCACGGCGAACTCCACCATATCGGCTCGCAACTCGTCCAGCCACTGCATGAGCCGTCGAACCTGTTCGGGAATTAAATAAACGTCTCGCTCCTTTTCGCTAAGGGTTTTAATGAGTGGGACTCTGTCTATAATTTCGAGTTCATCCCGCGCAAATCGTAAAATTGCCCTTAAATACACAATATGGCTATTTACATAGCCGTTACTTACCAACTTGCCTTTTCGCTGTGTTGATTCCTGTTTGCGAACCGCTGTAATAAACTCAAGCACGGGGCGCTTCCTTTCAAACTCTGTAATCGGACGATGTCCTATCCTGTTACAGATCTTTTCAACAACGAGCCTACAGGTTTTCTGCTTGCTCGCGAACTTCTCAGTTGGTTGTTGGACATACATGTCTGCTACTTCTTTAAATGTCATACTCATATCAGTCTCCTTGTGCAGAAGAGACCCGCAAGCCAGATTATTATCTACGCCTGCGGGTCAAAAGTCTAGGGCTCGTTGTCTAGCACTGGTGAGCCACGCCAGTAGAGGAGGTACGCTAGTGCCTGCCGCCTATGTGCCCTCTATACAGGAGGAGGGGGCGTAACAGAGAGCAGTGGCGGCAGTTCTTTTTAATTCGTTTGTCATTTTTTCTTCCTCGCATCATGCCTGATAACTTCGTATTCCCGTGGCGCTTTTACCGCCATTCTTGCTTGGGGAATGTATCGACTTTTAAAGTGGTCTCCCCGACCACAACTCTTGCAATATTTTTCGGGCTTGAGGTAATACTGCTGTACCCCGACCATCTGTATCTCAACATTCTTTTCAAGCAGTAGGGGCTCATCGTCTGCGGTTATAACCTGCTCCGTTACCCCGTCCTGCGTTTCTATATTGACCAGTGCATCCTGATTTGCATCGGTATCTCTAACCCTCCTCACCCAAATTCGGTGGTCGCATGACCCCTCTAGATCCGAGGGGTCGAGATCCCACCCGCCATACAGTACCGAGTCAACGGCACGGGTGATTCTTAACGGCATAAGTCATCCTTTAAAATGGTACGTCGTCATCTAAAAAGTCATCAACGGGGGCTGATGCCTGCGGTTTAGGTTTAGTGGGCACCCAGTAATCGATGTTGAACTGCCTGATTTCACCATCATCGCCGAGCTGTTCACAGACCTTCAGGTTGTAGCGGAATTCACCGCCTTGAGCGGCTAGCCCTGCCATCATTTCGTCGATGACGCCCTGATCGATCTTGATATAACCTTCATACTTGGGCACATGATTCTTGGTTGCCCAGTCGTATTGCTTTAGACGATTCCATTCTGCTACTCGCTTTTCTTTGTCCATCGGGTACAAGCGACCCTTGCCTGATTTCAGGCTTTCAAACGCTGTTGGGGTTTTCATAATTGATCTCCGTGAAGGATCGTTACTTGTCTAGCACCTGTGGTTCGCCGAAACGAGTCGATGCTTTCGTCTTGGTTGAGGACTTCATCCTCGCCACCCAAAAACTCAAAGGCTTTCCTGTAGTCAATAGGTGGGGTTTTGTTGATAATTTTCACCGTCGTCTTGCCGTTAGACACGCTTCCTTTATAGCGCTCAGCGATATCCTTCTTCAATTGCGTCGCGTTCTCTGCAAGTATGTCGAGTATCTCCAGTTCGTCGCCGATACGATCCTTAACCTCGTGAATGCGGTTTTGAATCTTAGTCAGTGAATTGAGGTCGTCGTCATCGGTGATGTAGTCCGCGCTCTCTGCCTCGATCGGGTCGCAGTGGAGCTTTCGCGTGACAGGATCTCGGTGCTGTTCTTGAATCCATCTGTACCAAGCGTGATACAGATCAAGCCGAGCTATGGTGCCCTTTTCAGGTTGCGGCATATACTTTCTGCTGACCGCTTCGGTCAGAAAGTCTTGATTGCGCTCAACCCGCTCAATTAGAAACTGTGGCTCGTGCGTTTCGTTTTTCGCCAAGTAGCAGATAAAGTCACACCACTCGACATCCAAGACTTCCATCTGCATATGCACTTGCCAGAGGTATACACTCTTCGCCTTGTCAAAGACAGAGTAGGGGGTCTTGGTGTACTGGGGGTAGGGGCACTTAATCTCAATGCACCCCTCTAAACCGACAAGCCCGTCTGGACTGGCGGCTAAGAAATCGTGTTTGGGGTGGACAACTAGACCTGTCTCTTCAACGGTATAGCCCTGCGTTTTCTCAAGAAATATCCGCGCTGTGTCTTCCATCATTTGACCGTGCGCCACAGCGGGCACCATCTTAAACTCTGACTCAGCGCCTGCCAGTGCGCGTACTTCTTGTCGCACCAGATCGGGTGCCTTCATGTACTTATGCTTACCCTCTAGGGCGGCACATACAGAGGCTTTTATCTTACCTGCTCGGGCTTTATGCCACTCGGGTGATCCTTGGACTGCTAAACTCATTTCTTAGCCCTCCATCCATGTCTCTCGCAAAGGGCATCCCAACGACCAGAACCGTCCGTCCAACCTCTGTTCTGCAAGCCCTTTATATAGCGGGCGTATAGTTTTTGCGCCTCACTAAAGGTTTTGCATTCTTCTATTTTGGTTTTTTTCCATAGCGCAGTTACCAGCTCTGACTCAGCGGGTTGCTCGGACTGTTTTTTAGGTTCGCGCTCCTTAGTGGGCGCGGGGGATTTGGGTTCCCCCAACCACATGGCGTAACCTAAACCAAATTCTGCCATGGCTTTCACGCGACAGCGTTGCTTGGCTGTATTTACATCCATCGCACTAGGGGATTCTATAGGTTTGCCGTTACGGTGGACGGGCAAGGCGGTAATGTTGGTGTGCTCGCCAATAGTCATTCGGCAACGCACTTCAGCAGAGCCGTCGTCAAAATAATGACATTCTCTACTGAGAGGATCTTCGGTGAACTCCCAACTGTACTCAGGAAAGTGAGCCATCATGATTTCATGGGCTCGCATCCAAGGGAGATATTTAAGCACGGTATCGCCGATGACCTCGGTCTCAGTGCAGTAAGGTGTTACATCAGTTTCAGAAAGTTTCGCCCAGATATCGGCGCGTAATAGCGTATCCATGTAGTTAGCCCTCTTGTTTAAGCTAACTACATAATATATCTATACAGATATGAAATCAACACCTGTAGATTAATTTATTCCTAGATAGACGTTATAGCTATCTATTCATTAATCAAGTTTGTAATCGCCTCGACCACATCGCCGTCGCCGTTTAGGCTGTATAAGTACGAGATAACCTTTGCGTACTGCTTGACGCCCAGATCTAAACCCATCGCGTCAAACAGCTTCTTCGCCTGCTCTATAGCAGAGATAAGCTTATCCGTATTCAGGCTTGTGCTCCCGCGACCCCTACCATCAACCCAAGCATATAGATCAATATTGTAAGCATCACAGACCGATACCAGTGTCTGTGGGTCTTTGGGTAATGAGCCCCTGCACCAACCCTGTGCAGTAGCGGGACTGCATTTAATGCGCTTCACAAGCTCGGCATTTCTACCCCAGTTAGGGACGCCTGCGCGGTCGAGCGACTGATTAAAGAAGTCGGCTCTTTCTTGCTTGTTCATAACATGTCTCCGTGTATTTCCCTCAAATAAAACAAAATATAACTCAGGGGCTTGGGATTCTCTCTCAAACCAACCTAAACTGTCAAGTTAAATTATTTTGCGCCTTCTCAAAAATTATTATTATTTACTATTGATAAAATATACACTTCTAGATTAATATATAACTATCTAAATTATTTTAGTAACACGGAAGCTGTCTTTTTTATGATTTTTCGTCCCGCATTCAATAGCAACGCGCACTATACAAAACTTCCCAATCT